GAAACTCGACGCACCTACAAAGAAGGAAGAGTGACACATCTCATCAACAGCTATCTCAACAGCACAGACTATTGTGCTTTGACGCCTGGTGTCAAGAAACAATACAACATTGTTCTTCACCTGTGGCAGCACAAGCGAATTGGCGGTGTTGAATTTTTTAATGCAAAGATAGACTTCATCACAGCACCATTGGTACAGCGTATGTACGAACAGGAGTTGAAGTCGGGGTCTAGACCGCTACAGACCAACCAGATAATTTCTGTACATCGATCTGTATGGAACTGGGGCATTCGTCATGGCTTCACCACATTGAATCCATTCAGCCACATCAAGAAAATATCTGTTGCTGCCAGGAAGATGATGTGGCAGCGCTCACAGGTGTTGTCGGTGTTGAATGCTGCATTCAGCAAATGGGAATGGAGAAGTGCTGGCATCATCTTTTATTGTCTCTATGAATGGGGACAGCGTGTCAGCGACATCCTCAATCTCAAGTGGTCCTCTGTTGACCTGAAGAATAAAACAGTGACGATACAGCAGAGCAAGAAAGGCGTCACTGTACGCTTGCCAATTTCTGATGGTCTTGCTAACATCCTTCAGCAGCAGTACAAAGAACACCCGTGCCGCACCTATGTTGCTCCTCGACATCGTTCTGCTGACAAACGCGATTGGGTGCCGTACACTATCGTCACCATCATGTATCACTACAGAGAAATATGCGAAGTTGCTGGCATCCCTCAGGAGCTACAGCTTCGTGATCTTCGACGCACAGCCATCACTGAAGTCATTGAGAATGGTGGTGACCTGTTGACAGTGATGATGATGTCAGGGCATCAGAACGCTGCTAGCGTGTCTCCGTACTTTGTCCATACGCTGAAGGGCTCGACCAAGGCCCAACAGATCCGAGAGTTTCCATCAACTCTTATCAATCCCAACCTGCTAAAGGAAACGATGAATGACAAATTTTCTGCAATTGCAGCGGCTTGAAGACCCCATCATGCATATGTGGTCTTTGGACCAGGACGTTCAACTTATTCGTAAGGCTCTTCTTGACAGAGAAGAAACACCGAGTGAGGATGACATTGACAACTATCTACTTGCCATCATCAGTCTCATCAATCTGCGTTGCTCTGAGTTGATGAATGTATACGAAGGAATTCTGAAGGAGGCACACAAGAATGACCGTCAAGAGTGTGACGATATGCTGTGAGGATGCCTACGAGGCTTCTCACATGCTAGACTGGTTCAAATACTATGCCACTTGTGAAGACATCCGTGCTCACATCAGAGGAAGACTCAAACATGCTGCCCTCACCGACGAAACAACAGCAGAGCTTGAACTCATCCAGTCTATCCTCTATCCCCGTGAAGAGGAATGAGCATTGGCCTTTCCTGTACTATCAAGACAGTGAAGGGAAGATGTGGCACAACCCTGTGAAGCAGTGTAGTGAGTATGTTGCTTCACAGCGGTATGTCGGAGAAGCACTGCTATGAAGAACGATGACGATGACGAAGACTACACCTTCGTCATTCTTCTGGTGGCTTTGATGGCTGCGTGGTATTCAGTGATGTATATGGGTGGTTTCTATGGTGGAAGTTAAGACAGCAGCAGAGATAGCTGCTGAGAGGGTTCAGCAGGTAACGTCACCATCTGGTGGCGTATCTGTTGATGACTATCGTCTGTTCAAGGAAGACACCATCAGACACATCAAAGAATTGAGGACAGCCATAAAGGCTTTACAAAGATCACTAGATAAGAAACAACAACAATGACATTCGTCAGGCTACACGTTAGCTGCCCAGATTGTGGCAGCAGCGATGCACGTAGCATCAACGAAGACGGCAGCAGCTTTTGCTTTGCATGTAATACGTTTACAGAAAGTGATGGCTCTGCCGTCATTCCTTCCACAACGAAGAAAAGGATGAATGTGAATCTTGCACCAATTTTTGAGGACAACGAAGCCTGCTCTGTTACAGACAGGCGTCTTACTCGATCAACGTTGGAACGCTATGGTGTTGTCAAGGACAAGACCAATTTCTATTTTCCCTACCATGACAAGGACGGAACTCTCGTAGCAGCCAAGGTCAGGGCCGTTGCTGAGAAGAAGTTTCACAGCATTGGTGAGCCTGCACAGGCTACGTTGTTTGGGCAACATCTCTACAGCAATGGTGGTAAGTATGTCACCATCACTGAAGGTGAGTTTGATGCACTCGCGGCTTTCCAAGCCACAGGAAGTAAATGGGCTGTCGTCAGCATCCGCAGTGGTGCTGCTGGTGCCTTGAAAGATTGCAAAGCCTCGTATGAATGGCTCAACAGTTTCGAGTCCATCGTCATCTGCTTTGACAACGATGAGCCAGGTAAGAAAGCAGCGAAGGAAGTAGCAGAGCTTTTCGGCAACAAAGCAAAGGTGTTTAAGCACGACGTCGATATGAAAGACGCCTGTGATTACACCGCTGCAAACAAAGAGGCTATATTCGTTCAACGCTGGTGGGCTGCTGAAGCCTACATCCCCGATGGCATTGTTGCTGGCAACACGTTGTGGGATTTGGTGTCTACACCACCAGCACCAGCACAATGTATGTATCCCTGGGATGGGTTGAATAAACTCACCTATGGCATTCGACATGGTGAACTTGTTACCATCACTGCTGGCAGTGGGTTGGGGAAGAGTCAGCTACTGCGTGAAATCGTTTGGCATTTGTTGGGGAATACAGATGACAGCGTAGGGCTGATGTTCCTTGAAGAAAGCATCAGAAAGACAGGGTTGTCGTTGATGTCGCTGGCAGCTAACAAGCCTCTGCATTTGCCTGATACAGAGAGCAACGAAGAAGAACGCAAGGACGCCTATGAACGTACCTTAGGCACCGGCAGGGTGTTTCTGTTTGATCACTTTGGCAGCACCAGTGTTGATAACATCATCAACAGAGTTCGTTATCTGGCAAAGGTGATGGGGTGTAAGTATGTCTTTGTAGATCACATCTCGATCATCGTCTCGGCGCAGGAGTCTGGTGATGAACGTAAAGCCATTGACGAAATCATGACCAAGTTGCGTATGATGGTACAGGAAACCAACATTGCCTTGTTTGCTGTGTCACATCTGAAGCGTCCTGATGGTAAAGGACACGAAGAAGGTGCTGCAACATCTCTAGCGCAATTGCGAGGTAGCGGCAGCATTGCCCAACTAAGCGATATAGTAATTGGTGCTGAGCGTAACGGCCAGGCTGATGAAGAGAATGAAAGAAACACCACACGCATTCGCGTGCTCAAGAATCGATACAGTGGACTCACTGGTCCAGCGTGTTCCTTGCTCTACACCAAGGACACTGGTAGGATGCTGGAGTACATTGAAGCTGATGTTGAGGAAACAGTGCTATGAATGACATCTTCTACACCCTTGCCAAAGAAGCTGAGACACTGGCTTATGCTGAGCTTCTAGGCATGCCAAAGACCTCCCATCCTTGGGAGGACATCTTCAGACAGAAGTATGGAGAACTTGTTGTGAATGAATGTGTACGCATAAGCGATTGGGCAGCGCATTACACAGCGTCGTACAACATCAAGAAACATTTTGAAATGGATGAAGTGAAATGAACAACGACATCATTGAAACTCTAGCGAAAGAGACTGACAGTGAGATGGGATATCATTTTCCTGTCTATGCGGCAGACGATCTAGAGTGGGAAAAGATGTTTGCTGAAGCCATTGTCAATAAATGTGCCGCAATTGCATGCCATCACTGCCGGTGGCATGGACACACAGCGGCTCAGGAAATGAAACAACATTTTGGAATGGAAGAAACAAAATGACACCACAACAAACCTTAGAAGAAGTGTTAGCGTTCCTGCGCAGCATGCATGAAACGTCAAAACACAACCACAACTACTTCGCCCATGCAGCGCTGCGTCTGAACGAACACTTCTACGGACACGGCGGCATCTTCACCAACGACACAGAGAAGCGAAAGCCCTACACATGATCTTTCTCGACATCGAGACAAATCTGAAGCATGACACCATCTGGCTTTGTGTGACAAAGAAAGACGGAGTCACCAGAACTTGGAAGGAAAGGACAGGACTACAGAACTATCTCGATGGTGAAGAAGTGTGTGCCCATAACGGCATTGGGTTTGACTTCCCTGTGCTGGAGAGGGTGTGGAAGGTGTGGATACCTCAGCATCAGCAGGTTGATACGTTGGTGATGTCACGTCTGTACAACCCAGAGCTACTACCGCCTGAGGAAGATCCAAAGGCTGGTAAGCATTCGCTGAAGAGTTGGGGCATCCGCTTCGGAAACAACAAAGGTGACTTCACTGACTTTGATGGTGGCTGGTCACAGGAGATGGAAGACTATTGCGTTCAAGACGTCAACGTCCTTGAGCAGCTATACAACCATCTGAAGGAAGAGATGAA